CACTGGGTTCCTGCGTCCATCATCGCTTGCCATACACCTTTGTCCTGGCACATTAACGATATTGCAGCTACCTTCATACCTAGTGCATTTAGCAACTTAGATTTCTTTCTACGTTCACACTGTTCATCATGATAGTATGTACCCATACTGGTACTAAAACCAATGACCGTCATACCTAATGATAGTGGTATCACACAGCTGTCTTGTCCGTATACAGACATAGCTGGAGACGTAGCAGAGTTTACCGCAGTTTCTTGATTAGTGCTGTTATTTGTTGTATTAGTCGTTGTAGTGTTTGAGCTACTACCTGACTGATATGTTGTAGAACTTTCATAGCCACCTGTTATTGCAGTGTTAGATCCTGCATTGTTAGTTTGAGTATTGGTTGTTGCACCAGATGAAGTTACATCCGCTAAAGCTACATTGCACAGTAATAGTAGTGGTAGTAATCTTTTCATCGTCTAACAAGTGAACCGCCAAAGTATAATCCAATAATACTAGATACAACGTGAGTATCTAATGGGGTAATAACTAATCCTGATAATGGTTTCCATTGTGTCATATCTGTATCACTAGCAAATATCCAGAATCCTTGTTGTACTGTCTCTGTATAACCTACATAGATAGGCATATTAGGATCTATAAACGGCGCTAGTTTAGGTATAACTAGTATAGATACAACAGCTATAAGGGCTATCCATCTTCTAGTATTTTTTGTAAATGAGTCAGTAACGTCTCTTGCTTTATCTATTTGTTGTGCTGCAAACTCTGCACGTTGCATAAACATCTTTTGTTTGTCTGCCTCAGCTTGTGATTTCTGAGCCATGATTGATAGTATGCCACCTAGTACAGTACTGGCTAACATACTTAATAGTTCCATTGGTATCATTTGCTATAAAAGTATCCTGCTATGATGGCAACAATACCACCTAGCCACATTAAAAAACTCACAGCACCCTTGCCGCGAGACACATCATCTTGTAAATGTTCAACCTTAGATTCCAGTCTATCTATCTTTTCTGCTAGCTGTTCTAAGGTTACTTTCATTTAAAGAATCTCTCTATAAAAAAAGCAGGAGGATCTAGTTCCCACCACTTATGTCCATGTCTATAATCTTTTGATTTAGTGTGGTGGTAGTTATGCCAGCCCTCACCCCAGCTTATTAACGAGGTTAGGGGACTGTTGACCGCGGTACAATGCGGTTTAGACTCGACTACTTTATACCCAAAGTATTTACTGTGGGGTATCACGCCAAATGCTCCAGCAGCTATATAGATACAAGCAGCAGGAAATGAGAATAGATATATTCCGACCATAGGGTCTATTGTATACAGAACTAGTATATATGTGAATAACAGTTTCCAGTAATTACGGGTAATAAACATATAATCTTTATCTTGTAGTATATCTTTTACCATAACTTTAGGTACAGTTATGTGGTCATATAATGTGAGCCATGCTCTTATGTACCCTATTCTAGCAGGTGATTGGTTGTCATCTACAGGATGACCTGAGTATCTGTGATGATATCTATGCTGCGCTGTCCATGATAGTGGACTACCAAATGCTGCTATGATTGTAAGATATTTTAAGATCTTAGCTTTTACTGGGGTCGTGGTAAATGATCTATGGCTCATGAACCTATGTATAGCTATATTAGCAGAAAAGATATTTACAAATGCCCAAGCAATTAAGCCGTATATAATATACTGAGGATAATATATACAAGCCCAAACAGATATTAGAATATTAGTAAGTGCTAGTAATTGTACTTTGATTGCGTGTTTCATGTCCACCTCAATTTTTTGATCATCCAAACCCATGGATCAAACCAGCAATGTTTAAGCATAGGTTTAATATGATGTTGTTTATGAAATGATTCTGAGAATGCTACTGGATACATATACGGTACGTCACATGGTTCATCTTTTCCATATGAATGACACATAATACCTGTAACAGTCATCACCCAAAATGTTGTCCAAGCTACTGCAGTAGCCCACATTAAAAACCAGTCAATAGGTAGTAATAAAAATAATAAACCGTTTAATATAAAGACAAGTTGTACTTCATATAAAGTTAACCACATTTGCCATTTGTTTCTCATCCTATCAGCTGCTCTCTTTGGTTCAGTACGTTGATGATGAGGTGCAAATATAATATATAACCAGTTAGAATACTTAGGACTATGAGGATCTTTAGGTGTGTCTGATGTAGCGTGGTGTGTCCTGTGCCAAGCACTATAAGATATAGGTGTACCTAGTAATGCTGTCATAGATACTACACTCATTATGTTTTGAAACCATACTGGTGGATTCCAAAGATTATGTGTAGCCCACCTATGTAGAAATAAGCTCATTGCTACTTCAAGTAGCAAGTAAAATATGATATACGTTATAACAATTTGTGTCCACGACAACGAATATAAAGCATACAAAGATAATGCAAAATAAAAAGAGTATAACGCCGAAATATATTTTCCCACTTTAATATGTCCATTTCATTATTTTCATGTTGTTATCCATATTAGTTTCACTTAGAGTTCCTAAACAGATTCCGTTATTATTCATCATTGTAAAGAAGGTATCGATAGCTGTACCTATAATAGTTTCTATAGCCCATGAATTACCACCTAATGATAGTATCCAGTCTTTATTAGCTTGATGAAAGTCTGCATGTGTTGTCCATGCTTTACTGTTATTGATCTTAGCTACAATACCGTTGTGCCATGTGTAACAACCATCAACAAATGTTCCCTGTATATACATACAAGGCGTACCATCTCTAGCTATGATAATGTTTTTCATGTTGTGGACGTTTTGTCCATTAACTAATTGAATTAATCTTTGTTTCTTTTCTTCAGCTGTACCATTAGTAACTATTGTTCCACCGTTTAGATCATCTAAACTATCGGCGTATAGTGAATCAAAGTCATCATCTATATTGAATGTTTCTACTTCTGTGAATGTATATGCCATAATTATAAGAAAGTTATTGTTCTAGTTCCACCTGTACCTATTACGTTACCGCCGACGTTTCTTGTAAATCTATAAGTTCCATTATTTACTGCGCCAGTAAATGTGCTTCTGTCATAAGACGCACTATCTATTTTCATAGTTGTCCAGTTAGTAAAAGCACTAGTACCACCAAATACCACTCTTAATTGTCTGCTATTAGATACTGCTGTATCAACGTAACAAACAATAGCAGATATATTTCTACCATTAACTGTTTGTGCAGACGGTGTGGTAGAGCCATAGTTACTTGTTCCCATACCCGTTGCACCATAAGCAGTAGTCATAAAGCCGTATTCATCTTGACCAGCTTTAATGTTTCTACTTCCTATATTTAGAGTAAATAGAGCTAGGTTAGTAACAGCAGATACACCATGAAAGTGTCCGCCCATAAGCACAGCTCCACTAGCTGGTGCATTACCTTTTGTTCGTAATTGAGACATAGCTATTTGACCTGAGCCTAAGCTAAACTCGTTTCTTATTTGACTAAGACTGATAGACCCTGATGATGGTAAAGGCATTAGACAGTACCAAAGGCTGTGACGTCACCAACGCAAGTAAGGTTACCTGAAGCGTCTAGTTTCATCTTGTTTGTACCACCTGTAGCAAAGTATAATACTCCGCCTGATTCTGTAATTGTCCAGTTTCCTAAATCTACTGTAGTAGCATTTAAAGTTGTAAACGTAGCAGCACCATTTTCTGCTGCATAGTTAGAATCATTAGTCCATTGAGATATGTTCCCTGATTTGTTTGTGAATGTAGAAGTACTACTTGCTGTTACATAGTTAGCTAGATCTACTGTACCTGTAGGTAATGTAACTTCACTAGATCCTGCAACGGCTGGTGCTTTTAGTATTACCTCACCTGATGTTTCACCTATTAATTTAATACTACTCATAGTTTATTCCTTTGGATATTTATCTTTAATTGCTTTAATTGTTGCTTTCCAACCATCAATACCATTGTGATATAGATCGTCTAATTGTGATTCAATGCTTGGATATTCTGCTGCTCTATTATGTTGATACATTTTAGCTTGATACAATGCAGTTAATTCAGCTAGTTTAGTATTACATTCTTCTAAGGTTGGTTGTGCATTTTCTGAGTCATTCCATTCAATAGTAGAATAATCTTGTTCTCTCATTGTAAACGAAGAAGTAGGTCTTAGGGCTACTATTGCTTCCATCAATTCAGGTTGTTTACTATAATCCATTTTTACCTCTATGTAGTAATCGTTGTGTTTGAACCAGCTAGTTCTATTGCATATAAATATGTAGACGCTCTAGAGTGTGAAGCGTCGGTACTGTTGTTATCATTCCATGACCTGTTTAAATACCATGTACCATTACTTTCAGCTTGAAATTCTACTCTATAAGTTAATGCACTTGTTGAGTTAGGTGACAATATACATGAACCCGCAAATAAAGCTGAATGGTTATTATCGTGTGGTCCTCTAATTTTGAAGGACGCTCTAGGTCTTGAACCACTTGGGTCACCTATACCTACAGCAGCATTGTTTTCTGTAAATCTTGCAGCCACAGTATTTTTATCTGTACCAATAGTTCCTGTTACAAACAATAATATTTTGTTAGATGTAGAAGCTGGTGTAATCGTAGCTGCCACTCCTATACTTGAAAATGCTCCTGAACCACTAGCTGTTCCTGTGTGTTCATATGCTGACATTTTTACTATAGTTCCTATAGATGATATGCCTGTAAGAGCAGAACCGTCAATAGCTGGTAAAGCTCCAGTAAGTTGAGCAGATTGTAAAGCTGTTAAAGAAGCACCACTACCACTAAACAAGTTACCTGTGATTGTACCTGTGCTAGTTAAGGTTCCAGAACCAAGGTCCACGTTCCCTGTGCTAGTTTCCTTAGTTACAAGATCTGTATTACTTGCTTTAGTTCCAAATATGCTTATTGCCATACTCTACTCCTTAGGTATATCCGATTTAATTTGATCTACAAACTCAACCCACTTATTAGTACCGTTCTTTTTGTCCCAATACAATAAATCTAATTGAGCTTCAAGAGAACCATAAGCCTCTCTTCTTTTACCTTTATATAAGTTAGATTCTCTTTCTGCTGTTACTTCTGTGATAGCTTGATTAACTTCAGCTTCAGTTGGTTTAGTTTCGTTTTCATCTAACCATTCAATATCAGCATAGGTATCACCATTGACTTTCCATAGTGCATTTGGTTTAAGTTTTATAAGTGCTTGTACTATCATTCTATCTCCATTGCATAAATCATTGAGTAACCATTGGTATTAATACCTAAACCATCATAACTGTTTTCGTTAAAGTTAACGACATACTGAACACTAGAAGTATCTCCTCTACCCATTGCAGCATTAAAGGTATGGTTACCAGCAGATAATCCTGTCCATCTAGCTACATATGTGTGGTTAACTTGTGATTGTGACTGATGATAAGGGTCATGATGAGTTGCTTGAAACAAAGATGTATTGTTACCAGCGTCACACCACATAGCAAATGTATGAGGGTTACCACTTGTTGCTCTAGCACAATAGTGGAAGTATACCACCATAGTAGTAGAAGCAGATTGCTTATTAAATGTTCCTGATATGTTTCCAGCAGATGGATATTTAAACTCTTGAAACAAAGTTATTTGTGTACCGCCACTATTTACTGTACTTGTACTGTGATATATAACTTCTGATTTTACTATAGGTGTAGATATACCAGTTAATGATGATCCATCAAGTGCTGGTAATGCACCTGTTAAATTAGGTGCCGATAAACTTGTTAATGCTGATCCATTTAATGCTGGTAAGTTACCAGTCAATGCAGATGATGGTACAGTACCTGATGTAGTCATATTACCACTAGCATCAAAAGATACTTTAGTTACACCGTTTGATTGTAGATCGATAACACCACTGCTATCTGATTCTAATTTTAATCCGCCAGAACCCGTAGTACTAGCATTAATTTTACATGTCATAAGACTAACCACCTCTGCCCAGTTGGGATTGTTATAGTTACGCCAGTATTTATTGTTAATGGTCCGACTGACATAGCATTTTTACTTGTATTCAATGTATAATTTGTTGTTACTGTCTGATCTGTTTCTACAAATACCTGATCAGAACCACCGCCTGTAGCACCACCGCCACCGCCGATTGCACCCCAAGCAGATCCATCATAACCTTCAAAAGAAGTATCAGTGGAATTGAACCTTATATAACCAGCTGATGGACTACCATCTCGTTGACCTGTAGTTCCTACTGGTAAATATGCAGAACCTGTATTACTTGATTTTTCAACAACAGTAGTTGTACTTGTGTATGTATCTACCCAAGCAGAACCTGTATAAACTCTTAACTTATCACTTGTTGTATTAAAATATAAGTCACCAGCTGTTAATGCATCACCGTCATTATCAACTGAAGGATCTGAAGTCTTAGCTCCTAAATATGTATCATCAAAAGTATCAGCACTTGCCGCTGCTGCTGCCGCTGAGTTAGCTGCTGCAGTCGCAGAGTTAGCCGCTTCAGTAGCTTTAGTAGTTGCAGTAGACGCTTGAGTCGTTGCAGTAGTTGCAGAGGTACCTGCATTAGTTTCTGAAGTTGCTGCTGCTGTAGCACTATTAGCTGCTGCAGTCGCAGACGATGCTGCCGCTGTAGCACTATTACCTGCATTAGTTTCTGAGGTACTAGCCTCACTAGCTTTAGTTGATGCGGTTGATTCAGAGCTAGCTGCTGCAGTTGCACTATTAGCTGCGTTAGTCGCGCTTGTAGCTGCTGCAGTTGCAGAGTTAGCTGCGTTAGTTGCAGCTGTAGGAGCTGCTTGTATATCTGATATATTTGTAACACAGGCATTTATGTTACTAGTGTTACCTGCTACTGTTGTAACATTACCACTGATACCGGCAACCGTTGTGACGTTAGACGAGATGCCGGCGACAGTTGTGACGTTTGAGGAAATTCCTGCGACAGTTGTAACATGGCTTGTTATTCCAGCAACTGCTACAATCTCTGATGTAATACCCGCTAAGGTTTCAAGTTCCGCGGTTGTTGGTCCCATAACCAAACCATCGCCTGTAGCGTTAACTTTAACAACTTTATCAGCTACAAGTTCTGACATACTAATATTAGATGTAGCTGATGATTCCTGTACTTTGACAGATCGATCAGCAACCTCAGATATTTGAGCTGCCATTGTCGTTAACTTATCTAGTGCCGCTTCATGTGTTTCAGCAGAGAAAGGATCTCCTGCTACATAATCTGTTGTTTGTGTAAATGGTACGTTACGTATAATTACAATTCTATGTGTTGATGGTAACGCGTTATTTAGTGTAATAGTTGCAAACTTAGTTGCTGTGTTAATTGTAACACTGTAGTCATATGTACCACCACCACCTTTTGTTTGTAGTGTTTGTACACCAGTTGATATTACAACTGTAAAAATCTTTAATTCTGTATCTGCAGCAACTGGCGCATTAAAAGCAAAAGCCGTCGTGCTGCCATTTCCTGTATATACCTGTCTTCCTAAAGAACTGCCTATTGTCATTGTTCATCTATCCCTAAAAACGAAGCATTTCTACTCGGCGGTATAAAATACCGCTGGTTATAATGCTCCATTATACTCTGTTCTCTACGGCGAAGATACCCTGGATTTGTCATTTCATTAAGGTAGTGTATGACATAATAGTCTAAAGCCCATCTGGACCAGAATATATTGGCTCCAGGAGTAACACCCGATATAGTCCTTAAGGCCTGATTAAGGGCCTTGGTTCCTTCTCCTTGTTTAGCTTGGCTATATATACCCATAATATCCTCAGCCATACCAGCCGTAGGACCCATAGCAAACGGTATAAATTGGTTACTGTATCTATTGTAGTTACCAAATAATAGATCGCCATATAAACCAAAACCACCACCTTGTGATATAGCTCTTGTTATTTGTGCTTTAAGCACGTCTGGATTTGATTCAGCAAAAGCATCTGGTATAGTATAAGGTTCCTTACCTTTAGATACATCTTTTAACATAGTAGATAACCAACCAAAACCTGTTTGTGCAACAATTAATGATGCAAGTAATTTACCATTTACTTGACCGCCAGATCTTACTGAGTTAACTTGTGCACCAGCTGCTTTACGAATTACTGTAATTGGAAATGATTTAAACAAGGTAATATGTCTCATCATTTCACCTACAAATGTACCTGATTGTGTACCTTGACTTAATGCAGCACGTTCCCAAGCACCTGGCATAATAATACCTGAGTTTACAGAATCAGTATACATTGTAGATAGTCTTTGTCTAAGTAAATGACGAGCTTGTTTATTTGTAATACCAGTAACTTTGGCTGTATCTACTGGTATGAAAGATAGTTCTTGTATTCTACCTTCATCTTTTAATGCTTGAATATATCTACCTACTTCAACATCATCTAAGTTATCTACAAAATCAGCAAGTAACATTTCACCTTGATCAGATTTTTGTATACCATATTTACGATAAATATTCCATTCAGTTTCACTAATACGATACTGTAGCATTGTATTACGTATACCTTCAGGTAACTTATTAAATGCTTTATTTTTATGACTTGCTATATTGTGTGATAATTGAAAAGCAAGACCTACACGATGAGAATCATTCCACCAGTTCATTAAGTTATATTTAAAGAAGATCTGCATGGCTTTAGTTAATTTACCAGGTACATTATCATTAGCACCAAAACGTGCATATGCAGCACCTCTAAATCCGTCAAGAGCTATACCCATACTATTTGCTCTCATACGATCAGCTTTACTAATACCACCAACGCCTTTAAATATATTACTAAATGTATCTAGATAAGCTTTTACTGGGTTTACATTTTGTGCAATAAGTACATGAGCAGCTATAGGTACGTCTGATACAGCAGATAACATTGCACTTCCTAATTTACCCATAGTTTGTAGAGCTCGTAAACCACGGGAGTAAAAACCAAGAGTTATATTTTGAGTTATGTTAGCTGAGTTGTCAAGCTCATTCATCCAGTCATTTACTTTTTTAGGTAGTTTAGTTCTTAGATCTTTCCTACTAAATTCATCTATCTGTTTTTTTAATGCTTTTTCTTCTGCACCTGATGCATCTTTATATCTTTGTTTTGCAGTTTTTTCTGCAGCATCAGATAGTTTTTTAAGCATAACTCTAGGGTTTGTACCTAAACGTCTCATAAGAACTGTATTTCTAATAGTATGTTCCATATCATAAATATGGCTTTCTAGAAAATCTTTTGTACCATATTTTTCGTTGTATTTAATTCTGCTGTCAGCATCTTTAAAATAGATTTGTGGGTCTTGAGATAATTTTCTAGCTATATTACCAGCGCCTGTAAAACCTGTTTTTAACTTACCGCCACGTAGCATAAAGCTTCCTTTTCTATCTCTATATACAGCACCACCGTACTGTATATTTTTACCCTCGGTTAATGCTTCCCATAATGCGTATAGTCTATCATTAAAATCTTTATCTGTTCTTCCAACATCTACTAGTGTTCTATCTATATCTATTAGAGGAACTATTGTTTTTTTCCATTCTTTATAGCTTTTAAATATTGCTTCACGGTTATGACTTACACTAAAGATTGCATCAAAATCATTTTCAGGTCTCATAGAACCTAATTGATTTGCTTCTCTTGCTAGTTCATTATAGTTGTCAATTAAGGCTTGTGCCATTTCACCAGCTTTTTTATTTTGTACTGGTAAACCATTTATTAAGTTATAGCCTTCTTTTATTATATCGTCGTGGTATTTTTTCTGCCAGATCAGATCATCTAATTTACGTTGCTTAAGAGTGTTATCTAATCTACCTAGACGATCGGCTACTTGTTGCATTTGTTCAGCATCAATAGAATCTTTTTGTCCATAGCCTATAGTCTTTTTACCTCTTGCATCCATAGATTCAATACTACCAACCATAAGTTGTTTTAAATATAACCAAGGATAAGGGTGTTCTTCTATATTTTTTATATGCTGAGCTTCAACTTGTGCATCAATAAATGCATTACGTTCACGTAGTGCTTTTGCAATTTGTTGTTCTTCTATTAATTCATTTTTTATTTCTTTAGTTAGTGTAGATAATTGACTTGCAGGTATAGCTCCTTTACCTTTTTTAGTCATAGTTAATTTGCTAGACAACGCACGATATACTGTTTCAATAAACTCGTCTATTTGCTCGCCTGTCATTTTTTTATTAACGTCAGGATAGTACCTAAGTATTATTTTTTTAATATCTAATAAACACTGTTCTTTTGCCATTATGATTTACTCTTTGTTATACAGTTTGCTATGTCATCGATCATCTCGGTATCGGCTTTATCATCTTTACCTAGAATCATTTCATCATTTATTTTTTCTAATTCTGCATCTCTATTTTCTTTTATACGATCTGCATCAGCTTTATTTATTTTAGTTAGTAGTACATCTGTTGATGCTTTATAATCAGCATTTGATTCATCAATTGCTTCTTTCATTTCAGGACCTTTGTCTTTATCTACAATAACAGTACCATCGATATCTGTGTCTACTTCATCTACTTTACCATCTTGTAGTCTTTGTCTTAATTCTTTTAGTTTTTGTTGTATCTGTGGTTGTAGCTTTTGTACTTGAGCTGATCTTAATATCTCTACAAACTTACGTTTATCTGCTTCTGTAACTAATTTCTTACGTGTAAGTTTTAAAATATCTCTTATTGTTAACTCATCGTAACCAATCTCTCTTAACAAAGATTCTAGTTTTTGTTTTTGTTCGTCTGCAATAGCTGCAAATTTACCAAGTGACTCTTCAGTAAAGTCGCCTAAATTATCTTTTTCAAAGTCTTTATAATGTGCTCTTACTCTGTATTTGTCCTTACCTTTTGTTACTGTAACACCTTCTCTAAGTTTTACAAATATTTCAAAAGCGTCCATGTTTTTTTGTATGTTACCCATTTTTTTCATGGACTCATCTAGTAACTTAATTTCTTTATTTAGTTTTACTTTTCTACGCTCTATTAATTCTAATTTTTTGATAAGACTTTCAGATCCTGAAATATCTTCCATAGCTTCCATTTTAGCGTTTAGAGCTTTTTCATCTCCTTCTAGTTTTTTAAGTTTTCTTTTTACATCTTTTTGAGCTTCTAAAGTATCTCTTATTTTTACAAAATCTTCTTCTAGTATAATTTTACTTTCTAATTCTTTTATTTCATCCATTATATTATGTACTGGACCAGGGTCTCTACCTGCTTCTGTTTCTGCTATTTCTATTTTCTTATGTTGGTTTGCTGTTTCTTCGTCAATATTCTTTGAATTTTTAATTTCAGTTTCTAGTTCTTTATAAGGTGTAGGTTTATATGCACGAGTAATAGCACCTGCTATAGAACCAAGACCACCTGATAAAATGGTACCAGCACCTACATTTATAAGAGAATGATACATGTTATAGTCAAGTTGTTCAGCTTGTGCTTGAGCATAAATCCAAGGTTCTGTTACAGATGTCGCAGCAAAACCGCCAGCAGCTCCTATGATACCAAACTTCTTAGCACCATCTTCCATTCTTCTAATATTTTTAGTAACTAAGTTAGCACCAGTTACAGGTATAAGAGCTAGGTTAAATGGATCAATCATTGCCATTCCCATTTCTATAAACATACCTTTAAAAAATCTTCCGCCCGTAGCTTTAGCTAATATGTAATCTTGTTTTTTAAATGCATCGTGCCTACGTCTTGTTTCTGCAGCTCTTACATTAGAAATAGGTTCGTCAAATTTAAGTGTATCTGAACCATATAGATTATTAGCTTCTGTAATATCTAACATTTCAAACTGATCAAATTCAGAGTTATCTAAGAAATACTGCATTGATTGAGGACTTATATACTTATTGTTTTGCATAGAGTATTCTATTCTTTTTAAACTAGTGTCTGCTGACATACGTTGGAAAGTATCAGTTGGTGATAATCCCCAACCTCTTCTTGTAGCAGCTTCTGTTACGGATTCAGCACTAGGTTGTAGTACATCAAATGCTCTACTAGAAAATGTGGGATCTTGATAATGCTCTTTTTTTCTAAAGAAGTTCATTCCGTACTATTCATCCACTTATGAGTATTTGCAAATTTTGCTTGCCTGATCTTATCTCGTTCTGCTTCAGATTTTCTAAATGGCCAAACACCATATATGTCGCCTTCTGGTTTAATTGAAAGTTCATTTGGGTCATTAAGTAATTCCCAAGGTATTACAATATCTGAACCATCAACATCTAACCAAGGTTGTGCACCAAATGGGGTATTAACAAATATTTGTATACCTTCTCTACCATCAGGAGCATTTCTTAAAACTAATTCTTCTTCTACTAATCTTAGAGTTTCTCTTCTTTTATCTGCATCATCTAGTGGTGAGTCACTCATACTTTCAAAAACTTGTGGATTATATACACTAAAAATATATTCTTGAAGCATTGCATTAACACTAGGTATTTGTTTAATGTTTAACAGATTATTTTTTATTGTATCTGCTTGTAGTCTTTGTCCACCTACCTCAAAATTTTGATCAACAATAATTTTTACACCGTCAATATCACTAGTTCCAATTATTTCCTTACCACCTTTTAATGAATTAAATGCAGTCTCCATGGCTGTTGTAATGTCTTGTCCTGATAGGTTATGTTGTAAAATACCCATTTTTACGATTCTGTCTTGTAATTCTGTTTTTATCATACCTTTATAAAATGGGTCACCACCAGAAAGTGCATCAGTAAAATCTTCTATAAGAGCTTCAGCAGCTGTTTCTATATCTCCTTTTTCTAGACCGTCGATCTTTTTATCTCCACCCAGCATAGCGTCAACATTTATTTTCTCAGCTTCAAAAAATAAGTTCTGTTGATCTGGTAGCATACCTAAGCCTAATTGATCAATAAGTGGTAGGTCTAATTCTTTAAAAAAATCTGAAGCTTCTTCTACACCACCTAGTTCCATTTCTTTTTGTTTTAAGTACATACCTTTTTGTTGACCCCTTAATGAATCATATTTAGCTTTTTCTCCTAGTATATATGATTGAGGGTATATACTTTTAAATTTTGTACCAGATACTGTTTGTGTGTCTTTCATTTGCTGTGTATACGCTGCAAGGTTTGTAGAAGGATCTATATCTGTAAAGTCGTCTGTATAATCTAAATGGTATTGAGCTTGGTCATTATTATAAGCAGTTATATATGTATTTCCAAGAGTATTACTTGTACCAAGTATACTCATTAAATCCTCATCGTTATATTTATTATAATCAGGAAACGCTTTTGACAAAGTACTACTTGCAAATTCTTGTTTTAAATTACCATCAAGATAAGCTTGTTTAAAATTAATTTGATCAGCTTCGTATTTTTGTTTAAATTCTACATCATTTATATTATCTTTTACTGTAGTAGCTAAAGCACCAGCAGCTTTATTCATATCTCTTTTTTTGCTTGCATCAAGTAAAGTACTACTTAAACTTAATAATGAAGCACCAAGACTTGAACTACTTGATGAGCCCATAGTCGGAGCTCCACCTTGAATACCACCTACACTAATACCTGTAATACTTTTTTTAGCTGTATACGTTTTAATCGCCATAGCTTAACATCCTCGACATCTTATTACTTATGTTGTTTCCTTGCTGTAAATCTTTAACTCTTACAGCATCACCATTTACTAAAGCAAGGTCTAATGCAGTACGGTTACTATATCTTTCATAGTTTTTACCATCCCATCTTATTGTAGGAACTATATACCAATTACCATATTGATCCTGTTCTACAGCTGTTCTTTGTGATTCACCATACTCTGTTCTTCTAGTTTTATCAGTCATATTTTTTCCAAACCAGTCTGACATCACAGCTATTTTCATTGCAACGTCATCTGTATAATAATCTTCCATAGTAAGTGTTTCAAGATTATCTGGAACTCCCATTGCTATTTTAGCTAATTCATCATTTACAAATTGGTGGAGCTGTTTTATTTCAGTTCTTGCTTGTATTCTATAATTTTTAAAAGCTTGATAGAAGTGTTTTTGTACTTCTTCTTTATCCATCTTATTATGTTTACCTGATAATATTTCTTCCATCAGTTTCATTGGAGATGTTTTTGCAGATCCTTTCATATAAGCAGTATGATAACCTTTTTCAGCTTTATCTTTTAATTCAAAACTAGTATTTGTAGACATATATTGTTGTGCACCTTCAAAAGCAAAAGCTGTTTGTGCTTGTTTTAATTCATATGAATCTGGGTTTTCTTCAATGCTTTTTATATTTTCATTTATTGTATTTGTCAGTATTGATTTTCTACCGTTCATATTAATAGCAGATTCTGAAACAATAGCTTTTGTTAACGATTGCTCTTTATATTTATTTGTGTAAGCTGACCATAAATCTTCTGCTGTTTTATTAGGTGGTACAAACTCATCTTGTTGTAGTAATGAATCTATATTATCCTTTACTTGATTTGTATAAGTATTAGGATTGTCTCTATCGCTGCTAAGAGGATTTCTTGCATATTCTTCAGGTACTATAGATCCATTTAAATCTTTTTCAAAACCAGTTTGTGCTTTTTCAAAGGCAGCTGATTTATTAAATACCCATGCTTTAGCCTCTTCTACTTCTAGTTGGCTTGTTTGTTTTGTTTGTGAATAACCTGGTACTATCGGCATTATGTCCCCCAATATCCTTCTGATTTACCAGCGTCATAAACTTTCTTACCGCCGCCTAGTAAAGTTTCCATCATTGCAAGATCTGAGGCAGCTTGCATAGACTGACCTCTAAATCTCTCTGTTGCTTTTTGTGAATCTAAGCTAGCTTTTTTAACGTCAGCACCATATACAATAGCAAGTCGATCAATCTCACCTTGTGTTGCAGTATCCATAGCTACGTTCATTGGTGTACCTTCCATTGTAACACCAGATGCACCATATCCTGCTCGTTGACTTCCTAGTACTCGTTGTACACTATCTACGTGTCTAAATACAGCAAAATCAGTCTGATCATCGACCATCTGTTTATTTTGCTCGGCCATTGCAATATTATAGTTTACAGCACTTTGGTTAGCATCATTTTTTATTTGGTTAGAACCTAAAGCTAAGGTAGTACCGGCTATTGCTAAAGCTGTTACGCACATTAAGACATTCTCCTTTTATGTAATAGTATATTATATATCATCTGTCGGACACCACCAATGCGTACATTAAAGCCAATACCGTACATGGTTGTGGCTTATTATGTTGTATAACTAGGTTAAATTTACGGTCTGGCTGATGATTAATCAGAATACGTTTATCCCCTGTAAATAGTGTAATAGTGTCCATAGGGTCACCAGCGGCTCTAAATGGTATCTCTTCTATCGTACCACCTTCAGGACCTACTTGTAAAGTATAAGTATCTACAACACGTATACTTGTACGTTCTACACGTCTTGTCTTACCTTGAGATGTACCAAATTGATCAGGTATCTCAGGGTCTAGTGTAGTAGCAGAAGCTGTATAACCAAGTCCTGCGTGTATTTTAGTAGCAGTTCTTGTCAATGTAATACCACCTGATGAAACAGTAACATCAGGATGTGTAGCACCATCTGCTAGTACTTTTACTGTTTGACCTTCTAAGTGACTTAGTCCAGTAACTGAAGATGTAGCTGAACCTGTATATGTTAATCCTGAATCTACAAAAAATGCATCTGATACTGTTTTACCTTCGTTTGTATCAAATACTTCTTCTAAAAATTCTACATAGTGTTTTGTAGCACCATTAATTGTACGACTTACAATTAAGTAAAGTTGATTCTCTGTTTCTGTTGAGTTAGGTATTGTAGCAATAGATTTTATAGATACGTCTGTACCACCTAAAACATGACGATGAAATGCTACTACATTTTGATCGCGTTCATATGTCATACCACGTAAACTACCATCTTCTAATAACATCCATACAATGTTGTTAGGAGATCTGGCATATGCAAGACTTTTAATTGTAGAGCCTGTTGTAATATGCTCTGCAAGTAAAGTTAAATCATTAGTTACAAAACCATCTACCTCTAATTTATATCCTAGTTCTCTAATACGTCTTTTATTTGAATCTGTATATATTGTAAATTTACTAGCACCTACTGGTTTTTGTGCTGCTGAACCATCAGTTGATTCTCTATTTACTGTTACGTTTGTAGGTGTTAATGCTAAGTTATCAGAACCTGATGACATTAAAAATGGACCGTCTGATGTACCTATTTCTAATTGTTTTGCACCATACATCCAACGTATTGCATTTACCTGATCTGTAGACAATGTAAAGATAAGAGCTGAATCATCAGCAACTGCACCAGTTGAAATATCATTTGCTGCAAAGTTTTCAAAGTCACCTGACTTACTACTAAATACTGTATTTGGTTGATTTGTTGTATTACCAAAGAATAAACGATCTTGATAGAATGTAGCACATGCTGGCCAACCGGTAGTACCTGACCACGCACCAAGTGCCCAATCTGTAGAATGTGATGCAGAACCTGTATCAACAAATATTTCTACAGTAACAACAGTCGCTGAAGTATAACCTGTAATTAAACCCCAACCAGTACGAAATCTAAAAACACGATCAACATCAGTACTTGCAAATGTATCAGCATCGGCTGTTAATGTTCTACCAGCACCTACTGTATGAGCAGATAAATGAAATTGTGTAGCTGTTGTATTGTCTGTTAAGTATGGACCGTCTTGTGGTTCAAACTTTGTAACTGTCCATGTTGTATGACCTGTTCTTGTTATCTTTCTAGTTTGATAATTAGGATGTGTTACATATAAAACATCAGCAGATTGTGTAAAAGATAAACCATCTAAATCACCGTGTGCATATGGCGATGATATTTCATATGGTGAACCAGAAGATTCTATTTGACCTTCATTACGATAGAAACGAATATATGTATTACCAAACTCTAATATATAAGCTTGTGTTGTACTAAATATAAATGGTATAAGTCTTTTATTATTTGTACTATCTTTACATTCAGCTACAAATCTTGTGCCAGATCTTTTTGTTAATCCACCATGTGGGAATACAATATAGTTTTGTATATTCTTACAGCTTTGTGAATATTTTTCTAGATCAACCCGACCTAGTAGTTTAGGACTGATTTCACCACCAGTGAAATTTGTTTGTATCGGCGTACCTTTAGCCATATTTATTTCCTTGGAGGTGTTTCAATATTTGGTCTATTTAGTCCTTGTCTTGATTCAATCCAGTAATCTGCTTCTAATGTATCATAACAATTTTCTTGTGCATCTACATATCTAGCTTCTTTTAATTTACTTTCATATAAAGTAAACATGTCTGACATTGCACTAGTACTTTGTAATAAAGGTTGTGCTAATTCGTATGCAAGTCTTGCTGCTAATGCATCTTTTAATAATGGATCATATTTTGTAACATCTGTATCTAGTGCTACATATTTAATATTTAATGTATCTTCATCATATAGGATAAAGCCATTTTCAATTTGAAATAATTCTGTACCATTTTCTATATTTACAAGTCTTAGATAATCTGCTGGTAATGCATATTTATATGTAAAGCCATAAGCAGGTGCTACGACATCTTGTGCTAATGAAGCACGTTTAATTAAACAATTCCATGGGTGAGCTCTAAATACTGAAGCTCTTGTATCATCAAATAAAACACTAGCTGCTGAAGCTGGTTTACTTGTATCTGCTAATGAAGTAATAGCCTCAACACCTAAAAGTGCTAAAGCTCTATTTACTAAATCAACGTCTGCCGCTGCTGTTGCCATCTTTTGCTCCTAAGGTGGGGGTACCGAAGTACCCCCGTTTTATTAGTCTACAACATACATGATGTAGCCGACTAGGTCATCGCCATCAGCGATTGCTGTGTCTTGAGAAGTAGCACGAAGAACAACTCCGTCCTGACTTTCAAAAACCCAGGTTCCGCCAGTAGCAGATTGATCTGCTCCAAAAGCGAATTGACCTGCTGTATCCACGTTAAGACCATTTACTAGTCCATCTGGATCAGCAGCAGTAGTTGTACCATCAACCGCTGTATAAGCGTCCCATCCAAGATCTAATGTAGCTGAACTTGTAGTCCAGTTAACATAAGCATTAGATGAAGATAATAGTACACGTACTCTACCACCTGGTAGTTTACCTAGCGCTACACTTGATGTAGCATCTCCTGCGCCATCTTGAGCATGAGTAAAGAACATAATACGTACTCTACCGTGAGCCTCAGTTGGTTGAACAAATGACGGAGGTACAGCAGTAGCGTTAGTATGCTCTGTAGATTTTTGTGTTGTTACAGCCATCTTCTACCTCCTTATTCTGCGCATTTAATTTCAAGTACTTTTTCTTCTTCCATACGGACAGCGCCGAATGAAGCAGAGCAATATACTTGTGTTGAATTACGTTTATCACGTCTTGGACCGATGTCTACATTTACATCCGCACCTACTGCAAGCAATAGACCAGATTTAGAGTAGCAAATAACTCTTCTGTAAGAGTTTGCATCTGTCGCAACGAGCTCAGTTCTAATGAACTCAAAGCCCATGAACGAGTTAACGTCCCCTTGTACCAAAGCTTTAACAGAGTTAAAGTCAGCGCTTGTTACTTCAGTTGATTGTAGCAAATCATTAATTTGTTTTGCTGTTACAATGATGTAACGAGGATCACCTGGATCTGTTTCGTTTTGGTCTAATATTTGTTTAGCTCTTCTTAGTTTACCAATTGTAAGACCAGAGTTAGCTGCTGAACCACTTTCAACATAGTTGACCGGGATTACCTGGCCTGCTGGATGTGTTACAGAGCTAGAACCAGTTTTACCTGTGTAAACTGTTCCAAAAGCTGATTCGATAATAATCTCATCCATTTTTCTACCTAAAGCAAAACCTGCGTTTTGACTGTATGGAGAAGTAGGATCGATTAATAATCTAATACGATCGGTTCTATCAATTAATTCAGCCCAATCAAAGTCACGTAGTGAGACACGTCTTCTATCGTGTGGTACTGTGATGAGCGGAGTATCTTGATGACGACCTGTCACCTCTAATGCAGAAGTAGCACCTATTCTATCGTAAAATTCGTACTCAGCGTTCTGAGATTCGACTCTTACGTATGGACGTAGGCGAGAACCTTTTTGTTGCAAGAGATGCTCAACGTTTGCTTTGTACTGTTGCACAAAAGCTGTCGTTATTTGAGTTGACATAAATGTCCTCCTGTTATAGTTAAACTTCTCGCAAAGGCTACCCTTCCGGACCTCCACTACCCTAAGCCTGGGCACACAGCTACGGACTCAGTGAGCTACCCGTAATTCGGATTATATACTTTATTTATTTATAGTTACACTGCCTCGTTAGGTTCAGGATAAGCATAATCATATAAATATTGCATCTTTTTAATAGCTTCAGCATGACCTTGTGATTCTTTATCAGTATATTGATTCATAAAGTTAGGGTCACGTTGTAGCCTAGCGATCTCTTGTTGAGCAGCTTGTGGTGTTAGTTCGAATGATCTGACTTCACCAGGTTCAGCACCTGCTTCAGACATCATCTTACCTACCTTAGCAAATAGCTTAACAAACATAGGATTATCACCTTGTCCTGTTTCATCAAACCATTTTAATAGCTCATCACCACCTAATTCCTTAGCAGCACGTTGTGATAAGTCTACAGACTCATCATAAGCTTTACCAAGATCTTTTTTAAGTTGTGTTGACCACTCAGATCTCATTTGATCGTTATTACCCATAGCTTCTTTATATTCATTACCTAGAAACTGTAAGTATCCTGAATATAGTTTATTAGCTTGAGCATTAGTTAAACCAGTTTCATGCATGAGTTGTTTCATTGCAGTATCCATAGATTCAGAATGTTCAAAACCTTCTGGTACATCAACTTTATCAAACTCATATTGTTCTGGACGTCCTAAACGATTATAAAATTCGTTCATTTCATCTGGCGATGCATCAGCTCCTGGTAATACTATTTTATCAGCACCCACCATTTTCTGTGCATTGACATATGACTTAGCAAGTCCATTTATATCTTTTATATCCGCTAGACTTGGGTCGCCCTGTAATTCTTGATCTATTCCAGATCTCCAATCAGCTGAGCTACCCGCTGCTTCTGCAACTGTTTCAGTTGCTTCTGCGTTAACTTCTGCGGACCCTGTTGATTCTTCAACCATTGTCATTCTCCTGCATTAGTTGCATTATTTCTCTAGGGTCTCTATCACAAAACCTTAGAATTGATAGTATAAGTCTACGTTGACCTTCACGGTGTGCAGACTCGTAAGGATCGCCTTGTACATAAGTTGAATCATGTATAAAGGCTATTTTACATAGATGTTCTAGTACGCGTTCTCCATCTTTAGTAGAAAATACAGCTCTATAAGCATCATGTAATTCGTTAAGTTTCGGTTGTTTCTGTGCCACCAATTAATCCTGCCGCACTGGCGTCTTTAGCAGCTCCTGCAAGTTGTTGAGCTTGTTCAGCTTGAGCAGCAGCTTCTTGTTGTTCTTGTCGTTGTTGTCTCACTTGTGCTACACCTTCTTCTGACATCAATGTTTCCATTGGAGCATCTAGTGTACCATGCGCCCATTTGAACGCACCGTCAGCATCTAAGTTATCAAATATTTCTGGTCTGATATTAGCTAACGGCATTATTTGTTCCATGAAACGACTAAAGTTAAATACTGATTGTGACCTTTGAGCTCTTGCTACAGGTGACACGTATTCAACTTTTAGTTTCGCGCCTTGTATCTCTGGTGGCGGAGATGCAATAGCATTTCTTCTTGCCATAACGGCAAACACACGATCGATCAATGGTCCTAAGAACTCGGTTTGTAGACGACCTACCATCGGGCCTAGGAGTCGCATCTTTTCTTCTTGACGTTGTAAAACTTCTGTTGCGGTCATTTGTGGACCGTCTTGTCTCATTTGTAACCAATCAACATGGAATGTTTTTAAGATATGGTCACGTCTTGATTCAATGAAATCTAAACCAATATCTGGTCTTGCACCATTCATTAATGGCTCAATCTTATCTTGAGTACCAGATCTATAGTAATTCAATCCCCCCGGAACCGTTCTCAGCGGTAGCATGAAACCGTCATCAGGTACTAAGAGTGGGGGGTCAGTGAGTTTCTGAGCAGCCCTAATGACGGTCTTGGTCATTTCGTTTACCATTCGTATATCTGGTAAACATGTCATTGCGGGGGAACGACCATAAATTTCGCCAGCGGTCTTAGACCATCTAGGTACTAAATATGGAAACTCGTTAAAACCTGATTCATCTAGTAGTATCTTTTCTTCCATTAAGACATAACAACTGCTATATGGCATTTGTGTATTCATCTTAGTTTTAGGTGAATATGTCTCTCTTGGTTCTACTGCATGTATACAAGTAAATTCTTGATGTGGTTGTTTATAAGCTGTTTCAATAAATTTTTCAGGTAGTACATCACCATACATTTGTACAAGTTGTCTTGCTGTATGTTTATACTTACGATATAATGTATCTACTCTACCTTCTGAATCTTCAGCTACATAACATTCAGCTAAGTGGAATGTTCTAAAGTTTATAGGTCTACCTGGTCTATCTTCAACGTACATAACAGCTGTACCATAAGATCCAAGGTCTAAATATAGTTCATGTACTGCTGTAGTAAAGTTAGATTCAGGTGTATTAAACACATCATCAAACATTGTCTCAGTTGTACCTTGTAACCAGTTACGTACTGATTGGCTAAGTATATCATTGACTTGTGGTATAGTTAGACTAAACCATTGTTCTGCAGATGATGTTAAAAATCCGTGTAGTCCACTTGCTAGTTGTTCATTTGCTAGTGGTGCTGTTGAGTCGTAGACTTTATCATAACGTGTACGATCGCCTCTATGACGATCAATAGAAAAGTCACCACGTCTTGGGTTTACAAAGTCTGTACAATCTTGCCATAGACTTTCCCAAGGTGCTCTCATTGATTCAAGCTGGCCTTGGCGTTTTATAATATGATCTACTTTAGTATCCATTACTTCTTAGCAGTTTTAGCAGATCGTTTAAAATCAGCTTTTGAAGGTGCTCCTTTAGCTCCTGGTTTTCTCATCTTCTCACCTGAGCCTGCTTTGATTCTTTTACGTTTTGCATGTATGTTTGCGTATAGTCCTGGTTTTTTTGGCATATTAGCTCTCCGTACCTAGTAGTTTTTTCTTAGAAATATCCTCTTCAGATTGTAGTCCTTGAGGTGAAGTCATTATAGTAGAACGTCTGCCACGTTTTGAGGCATATTGTTTTTTAACCATACCTGCTGCATCTTGCATCGCAGCTTGAGGTTTAGGAGCTTCAGGAGTTGGTGGGGGTGCTGGCATCTTTGGTGCCTTAGGTAAAATACCTAATGATTGAAGTGGTCTTGTAACTAACCTTGTAACTGATCTAACTGCACTACCCATTATTTGCCTCCTTATTGTATGTATGCCCTGTCATTGTATATCCCATCTTTTCATAGAACTTCTTAGTTCTTTCAGGGTTAATTCCAGTTGATGTTGCCGGGTTTATTCTTTTTGCGCCCTTTTTTATAGCCCATGTTTCAAAATCTCTAAATAGTTTAACCGCAGCAGCAGAGCCCCTTAATGTCTTATCGACGTAGTATGTGAGGTCTGACGCATACAGGTCTTTACCAAAATAGTACTCTGTTATGAAGCCAATGAACACCCCTATTATCTGATTATTATGGACAGCTATCTGTACGAACTGCATATGTATAAATTGAGCTACTAGCTCTTTAAGTTTTTCTGGATCAAAATCAAGGTTCTTGAAATGCGATTCTTGGTGCATACGATACCCAAGTTCAATGATTTCCTTGATATCACCAGGCTCAGCTGGTCGTGTTATCATGCAAGTATTGAATAATCTCCGTCTGCTAGACGAGGTAGGTCCTTCATCCTCGAGTCCTGCTTATGTCTCATACCTAATGCTAAATATCTAAAAGCATCACAGGCATGACTTGTCCAATCATGTAGAGGTTTATCCTTAAACGTCTTGTTCTTATCGTCATAGTCTTTACGGTATTGTCTCATAGCTTCAATAAGTAAGCTACACTTGTCTTCATCAAAGTAACAACGAGGTATAATAGTCCTTGCAGCTTCAATACCATCATCTATCCTTAGATTCGGTGTTACTCTAAATCTTATACCGAGTTCACGGGCAGATTCTAATCTTGATCTACCAGTACTCATTTCACGTACTTTAATGTCGTGTGGGGCGATATGTTCCCCGTATACATATTCTTTTTCTCTTAATACTTTTGCGTAGTGAGCTAGACCTTCTCCTGAGTTTTCGTAGTAGTCGATAATACGTATCTCGTTATAATGATGTTGAAAGAAGATTATACTGGTCGAGTCTCCCATACCGAGGTCCCACGAGGTGTGGACATCGAGTAACGGATCGTACGGTACTTTAGTAATTCGTTGATCTGCTAGTGCCTTGGCCATAAGGTTACCGTAGTATGAACCTACTAAAGGAGCATCAAATGAGCAGTAAAACTCTTGTTGGATCATCTCTTCAGGCATACCAGAATCTCGTTCATCGTCGATTGCTTGTTGTGATACAGCTCTTGTATCTTCTACAGAGAGACTTTGACTAAACCATTTTTCATTCTTACGAGCCATAGTCATCAAATCATAACCGTGGTTACGACCCCTAGCTGTATATATAAATACGGCCCAGCCGTCGTTTTCAGCAAGTATCGGTCTAATATATTCCCAGGCCCTTGGGTCTTGTACCGAGTACTCAGAGAATATTACTCCGACTGGGTTGGCACCTATCAGTCTGTCAACGTTGTCGGTACCAACAACTTGGTAGATAGAGCCATTTTTCAGTGTTAACCTCATCTCCGTATTGTTCTTGCTTTCTACAAGTTCTGATGGAAAGTGGTCAATAAACTTGCGACCGTCCCTGGTCATACCGTCCCACGCGATCTTTCGTCCTTGGTTATATGTGGGAAATAAATGCCAGTATAATCCTGGTCGTTTAAGTGCAGAGACTGCACACCAGTTAATACTCGCTAAATCTTTGCCAGCACGGCGATGCCATACGGCTACAGCTCGTTTACCGCCTTCTTCTAAAAATTTCCACAGAGGTAATTGATAGGGACGCGGTTTCCAGTTAAGTGGTACTCTGATCTTCATCTAAGTCAGCGTAGTTGACAACTTCTATTGTCACATCTCCTGTACTATGTTGTTCTACGGCTTTACGTTTAGGGGCTATGTATTGAGCTAATTCCTTAAAGCACTGGAATTTTAACTCAGGGCTTGTAGTAGGATCTGCACTAATCATGGCCATACCCTCAATAGGGTCTACACCTAGATCATCTAGCTTTTCTGTAAGTTCTTTAGACCTCTTGTTGATAGCACCTTTCGGTCTACCCGCACCTGGTCTCTTGCCGCCTTTGTCTGCCATATATGTATTTATAACACTTATTAGACGTGTTGTACACATTTGTTATCGGATTATGTCTGATGGCAAAATGGCCCCGATAGAATTTCTGGGTTAGAAGAAAGAAGAAACAGGGGTGTATATAGCGCCCCCGGGGGCCCTTCGGGGAATAGTAAAACATCTGATATAGGAGGTACATCATGTGGTCACATATATTGTTACTAGTATTATGGTTCATGATTGCGATCATCGCAATACATGGATAGGTAACTAACAGGACAACAGTATACCAGGAGGTGCTTATGCACTAGGTAATGACAATTAGGCACAGTACAACATGAAACCGCTGCGGCGTATGGACTACAGGTCCGCAGTGAAGGGCGCGGAATCTGGAGACCTGGAAAAGGGGCGCCCGAAGCGGAGAAAAATGTGTTATAAATCAATAACTTAGGGCCCTGCTGCCTCATGCTTGGGCTGTTGCCCTTGTCCGTGAAAAAGTGTATATAAATCAAACACTTAGGACCCTCGCCTTTGGTCCAATCACCCTAATCCAAGGCGCCTGCGCCCGATAAAACTTGATTTTTAATCAATTCCAGGTGTTGTAAAAAATATGCTCCAATGTGCACTTTTTTGTGTACTACTGATTAATTCCGTTATACAATTCTCTTAACGGTTAAAATTAATTAGCCGCTTAGAAAGGAGAAAAAATATGGAAACTAAAATCGTAAAACCAAGCAGCAACGTAATAGCTGCTGTAAAAGCTGCAGCACCGGTTAAAAAACCAGTAAAGCAGAAAAAAGTTAAGCAATTCACGCTTAATAACTACACAAAAATAGATAAGTGGGACAGAGCTTTGCCACCACAAGCTAAGGATATCGCAACTAAGTTGCATAGCTACGGCATTGAGTATGGTAAACCATATACCCGTGAGAAAATCTCGGATGCAATGAAATTCCTAGCTGCTGCCATTACGGAATCTTCCGGTAAAAAATGGACTAGGCAGGAACCATACAGGATATTTGCGTACTACGTAAAACCACTACGTGAAAACGGAGTTCTTACAATATCGTAAGACTTTCCTCATGGAGCTGCAGTGTTATGAGCACTGCAGCTTTATTTTTTAATTTTCGATTTAGATCTAGAGATCAGGGAACGCAACATATTCCCAGAGAGCAGTAAAACAGGTTTATATTTCGGATGATATCTGTGATATAATGGTAATATAACGTAAGAAAGGAGAAAACTATGTTAGAACAAACAGGAGCTTGCTACTCAACAGATGAGGACGAATTTACTCTCTGCTGTTATGCAAGTACAAAAGGTTGTGATGGGTACATCGGCTGTAGATCTTGCTATGCACCTATTACGTATTATACATCTGACCCAGTAGAAGCTAAATCACTGGCGACACACCCAGAAGCAGTAAATGCTCTGGACGAGATAGTTAACGGTACAGACGACAGATGAATATATTTGTATTAGATGAGCATCCATATGCAGCAGCTAAGTATCATTGCGACAAACACGTAGTCAAAATGCTACTCGAGTCTGCTCAGATGCTCTGTACAGTAAACAGGCGATACGGTTTATATGCACCATACAAGCCAGTACACCAGAAGCATCCATGTACATTATGGGTAGGCGAGTCTGTACAGAACTACAGTTGGATGATACTATTAACACATGCACTACAGCAACAATATGCTATACGCTACGGCAAGGTACATAGATCTTATGAGGCTGTCATGAAGCTATCAACTGTCGAAATATACCAGCGTCTACCAGATATCGGCATGACACCATTTGCACAGGCTATGCCTGATCAGTACAAGCATCGTGACCCTGTTGTAGCTTACAGGCTGTATTATGTTATGGAAAAAGCTAAGTTCGCACAATGGAACCACAGCGACACACCACAATGGTATAAGGAGGCAATGGCAGTATGAAAAACAAGAACAGCATAGATTATTTCAGCTGGATTGCAGATCATTGTACTTCAGATGATCTAGATAACAGATGCCTCGAAAGAGACTTAGAAGAGCAGGGTATGAGAGCAGTACATAAACTGATCGATGATCCAGATCCTGCATGGCTACCAGATGTCGACCAAAGAGTCGGCAAGGGTGGCAGGAACAGTAAGAATTATTCATACGATAGCAAAATACCAGAGGATTACAGGAAGAAATGGTATGAAGATTAGTCCTCTATATAAGGAATTTTTTAGAAAAAAATATTTTTTTTATGTTAAACGGTCCAATAAATACAATAACCCAATAAAGTGTATAAAAATCATATATATAGGGACCCCGAAATCATATTGGCCTTTTGACCCCAATACATTTACAGGAGAAAATTATGTCAGCTGACATCGAATTAGTACGTTGTGACATCAGTTACGACGAAAGTGACAAAGATCCAGGAGTCGTGATCAAAATTATATATCGCGAGAACGGTAACCTGATCACCATGTCTCCCATAGTAGGAGACGTAGACCTACTTACAGAAATCGTAATAAGAGAACTATCTGACATAGGAGTTATAAAAGATGGACGAAAAGACAAAGAGACGCGCCACTAAATACCAGAAAGAGAAGCGTGCAAGCCTAAATATACCGAAGAGGCTACATAAAGCCTTGAAGATAGCGGCACAGAGAGAATGTCGTACTATTCCTGGCTTACTCATGTCAATGCTTATGAGATGTAAGCATGAACAAAAGAATTTGCTGACACCGAAACAAGATCAAATGAATGAGGTGTCTGTAAATCAGAGTAAATCTGTTTTCACTCGTGATTAACGATGTGATATAATAGGTTTACTAAGTAATAATTGACAATAAAGGAGAAAGTTATGTCACATATGGTAGAAACTATGGCTTATGCTGGCAAGACACCTTGGCACGGTCTGGGCAAGAAGGTCAAAGACGGGTTAACACCTGACCAAATGCTCAAAGAGGCTGGCCTTGACTGGCTTGTAGCTAAAAAGCCTGCTTACTATAAAGGCAAGACTGATTATCATATCTCTCCTGACTGGAATCTACTAGTCAGAGAATCAGATAATACGGTCCTAGGTCCTTGTGGTAAGAACTACACACCTATCCAAAACAAGGAGGTCTTTAAGTTCTTTGATAAGTTCTGTAAGGCTGGTGATATGTTTATGGATACAGCAGGCTCCTTAGACAACGGTCGTATGGTATGGGGCCTTGCTAATATTCGCAAGGGATTCACATTACCAGGCGGTGATGATGTTGAAGGACATTTGCTAATCTCACACCCTCATATATGGGGTAAGGCGTTAACGATTATGTTTACACCGATCCGTGTGGTTTGCAACAACACACTTACTATGGCACTCAACGATGCTAAGTCTAATAACCGTTTTCGTGTAGCTCACGTTACTGAGTTCAGTGAAGACGTTATGAGTAAAGCAGAGCATGCTCTAGGACTAGCTGATGTACAGCTAGCAACTTTCAAGGAACAATCACAGTTTCTTGCTAAGAAAAAGTACAAAGAACCTAAGGTTGAAGAGTTTATCGCTCGCTTGTACCAGCCATCGGCTATACATGAGAAAAGTAAACTTGATAAGTTCAATCGTGCGGCTAAAAACGTACATGAGCTTATAGCTACACAACCTGGTGCTAATATGTCAGAAGGTACGTGGTGGTCTGCATTTAATGCAGTTACGTACTATGTTGATCATGTTAGTGGTAACGATCGCAGTGCGACTTTGAACTCGGCTTGGTTTGGTGCTAAGTCAGTACAGAAACGTAAGGCGTTAAACTTGGCGTTGGAATATGCAAAGGCTGCATAAGTACTACATATTTGTACAACGTAAAGGTGGTAACGTGGGTCTGCCAACACAGGCCCACGCACTACTGACGATTATTGAACAACATTCAGTAATAGAACAGCGTAAGTTGTTGAAATGTATGGCGTTTAATAACCAGTTGAAGACGAAACAAAGTTCCTCGCGTATACTCACGTACTACGCGGGGTTCTTAGCTAAACAAGGCTGTATCGAGATACTGACTACAGCTCACAAGAAAGGAGAAACAAATGAACGACAAATTAAATGCTAGTACATACGTAACTAAAGATGAGTTTCACAGATTCATTCGTGTACAACGCGAAGGTTCTGTAAATATGATCTCACCAGAAGTACAGATGCTAGCGTGTCTAGATAAAAATACACACATGCACATACTAAATAATTATGAACAATTAGAGGAGGAATATGGCCAACCCAAATAGAAAGATCGACAAGACGCATCTATCTATTGATAACGCTGAGCAACGTGGTTTCTTACACAGAGACTACATTGCTCACTGTTTGAGATGGACGCATGTCGCTAAATTTTTAAACGATCGCAAACGTTATGCAACAGCACGTATCTTAGATATAGGTTGTGGTAAAGAGATACCAATGGCAAAGCTTATGCACTCAAGCAGAATGCAGCCACACGTATACTACGCTTGCGATGTCAATAAACTAACAATGCCAAAGCAATTTGAAAATGCTAAGTGGAAACCTACTCTTGCAGGTAGTACAGACGTCTGTGATCTGACACCTGATAATTTTGAAGAAGGAGTCCCTAACATTATCTCTTGCTTTGAAGTATTAGAACATGTAGCACCTGAACACGCAAGACGTATGCTCGGTAAGATATACGAGCTACTTGAAGACGAAGGTACTGCATTTATTAGTACACCTTGCTGGGACCCTGATGTGGGAGCTGCGGCTAATCATATCAATGAAATGACTTATGAAGCATTAGGCGGCATGATTGAAGATGTCGGCTTTGCTATCGAAGGTCATTGGGGTACGTTTGCAAGCATTAAAGACTATAAAGATGAGCTTGGTGAACATGCTGAAACATTTGAGCAACTACGTAACTACTATGATACTAATTATCTAGCTACTATATTTGCTCCTCTATTTCCGCATAGATCTCGCAACTGTATCTGGCAGCTTAAGAAGCTAAGGTCTAATGAGACATGGAGCAGACTGTTTCCATCACTTAAAGACGTAGATACTCGTTGGTCAAGCTCTGAAGATTGGAGGCAATTACAACCATGATAAAAGACGTTGATGCTTTTCTAGCTAAGTTTAGCTTAAAGTATGACGGTTTACCACGTAGCTTAGATATAGCTACACGTGATGAACGTATACGTCATATGCAAGAAGAACTTAATGAGTATTCTGAAGCCACAAACGTAGCAGAAGAGTTCGACGCATTAATTGATCTGATATACCTAGCAATAGGTACTGCACGCATGCAGGGTCTCGACCTTGAGGCTGGTTGGGACCGCGTGCATCAGGCCAATATGCGTAAAGAAAGAGTAGTAGACGATGCCGGTTATTTTAAATCCGGTATTAAGAAACCAGAAGGCTGGAAGAAACCAGACCTTACTGATCTAACTAACGGAGACTAATATGACACCAGAAGAGTACAAGGTAGCACACGATTTAGGCGTACAAATGCTTAATATGTGCAAAGACCACTATAAACAAAGTGAAGATATTTTTACAGCTGCTCATAAGACAGCTGAACATTTTGTTGAATCAGGTATGATGAGATGTTCTGCTAAAGATCTAGCTGGACAGTTAGTAATGGAAATGCAACATCATATAAGACCAAATGGAGAATTAATTGATAATAATACTTGAGGGACCAGATGGTGCAGGTAAGACGACGCTTGCAAAAGAAATAGTCAAGCAGACAAACGGAATTTACTTACATCTTAGCTATAGGTGGCCACAAAAGATATTTTTATATCATACTGCGGCCATACGCTATGCTGCACGTCAAAACAGACCTGTTATTATCGATCGATGGTGGCCGTCAGAAGCTGTATATGCTACAAGCTATAGAGGACAGTCACCAT